GGTCAGGAGAGGCGGCTCTTCAAAGTCATACCGGGCAAGCGCAAGATTCGCTTCGGCTCGTTCCCGGCATTCGGCCTTTGCCTTGCAGAACCGGCACCATTCGCCGCAGTGAAAATCGCCGCCGCCCTCGTATGCCAGCTTCGCCTTATAGGTCAGGTCGTTCTGCGCCCATTCGAGCAGGCCGTCCTTTTCCATGACGCAGACGCTGATATTGGATTTCCGGGGCTGGTAGATGGTCATGCGGACGGAGTCGATGTCGTAGATGCCGTCAAAGATCTCCAGAGCGCCCAGGGCATACAGCATCATCTGCGGATTATCCACGGCGCTGACCTCCACGCCTTTGCCGTGCTTATAGTCCACGATGTTTAGCTCACCGTCAGCGATGACGATGCAGTCGGCGGTGCCGAAGCCGTCCTGCACCCAGCGTGAGAAATCCACCCGCTGCTCAATCAGGATGACCGGGTCGGCACAGGCCTGCTTTGCGGTCCCCAGAAGCTCCGATACATAGGCGGCATATCCGGCGGCGCAGTCCTCCATCTCCTCGTTGTACCAGGAGAGGTTTTCGATTGGATTATCCGCCGGAATCCCCAGAGCCTGTTTCAGCCGAAACTCACAGAGCGCATGGGCGTCTGTCCCCTCGGCTGCGTAATCGCTGCCCTTGTCCTCGTAGGCTTCGCACAGCCTTGCGGAGGGCGGGCAGTTCAGCCACCGCTCAGAAGAAGAAGCGGATAAGACTGCGTGCTTAGTTGCCATCTGCCAATTCCTCCGCTTCGGCGAGTAACGCCTTATAGTGTGCAGGGTCGATCTGTGACAGCTTGGACGCACCGTACTTTTGAAGCAGGGTGCGGATCTCGGCGGTGTGTCCCTGGCGGGATTTGTCCGCAAGCACGGCCCTGACCTGCTCCAGCGTCAGTTCCGGTTCAGGAGGAGAAACGGGAGCATCCTCTGCCGGTTGCTCTCCGCTGAACATCTTCGTCAGCCAGTCAGCGGCATCCGAAATAGCAGCGGCAGCACTGCGTAAGTCTTCGATGGTCTGTGCCATATCGCTCATTCTGCTCATGTGATTTTCCTCCTTCCCTGGATTTGCTCTGCTGGCGTGCGGCGGTCAGATTGCTCGCCAGTCTCTTTGACACCACGCTGATCGCGGTCAGGACATCAACAATGTCCTCGTCGGCACGGGCGTCATACTGGTTTGCGTTGTAACTCATATCGGCGGTCCCTCCTTTCCCAAGGCGTCTCATGTTGCCTTTCAATGACCCATCTGGACAGGAAAGGAGGGGTTGGCCGAAAGATTTTTAGAATTTTTCCTTGAGCCGCTTCAGAAGCTGGTTCCTCTTATACACAAAGGTGTTCCGGGGCATATGCAGCCGCTCTGCACCGGCGCGTTCGGAAAGCCCGTCCGCAATCGCCATGAGAATCTCGTAGCTCTCCGGGTCTGACGCCTGCAGCTCCGAGAGCAGGCCGTTCAGGATCAGTGTGTCGATATCGATCTCTGTGGTCAGCCCACTGTCCGCAAGAAAGCTGGTGCGGGAGACACCGTTTTCGCAGGCGTTCTCCATCTCCGTGTCGATGGAGAGATGCTGGGGCTCGTCTTTCGGGACACAGCGAAACTCGCAGGTATCGCAAAGACCGTCACATTTGTAGCTTTTCTTAAATGGGATGCAGCAGGCTCTGGCTCTCTGCTTTGCCTTGCGGGTAGCACCCACGAACCGCTCCCAGTCGCGCTTCTGCTCCGGTGTGACCTCAATCCACTGCTTGAGTGGGCGGTAGTAGATGGTTGATGTGGTCTGATTTGCATTGGTTTTCATAAAAAGTCCTCCGATTTTCGATTTCTCGAAACGGAGGACTCTGGGCGCTGCCGCAAAAAGGGTGTAAAAACCTAACCGCAGTCCTAACGGAGTTCTCCGTTTCGGATTGCAGCTAACCCGCTCAAAAGGCAGCTGTGATATTGAGTTGTGCCGCCGGATACCGTTGAGCCATCAGTGATCAGGTGATGCGGTGTCAGGCGGTGAGCAGTTTTTTGTCTTGCTCAGGACAGATGGACTATCTTAGGTCGGCTTCAATGGCGTACAGTTCGCTGAAAAGATTTTGAAGCGTATGGATGCTTGATTTTTCAAGATTTCTAACGCTATGCTTTTTGAAAACAAACGCAATGGTTTTATCAGCTGAATCCAGGTGGGACTCAATGAAATCAATGCTGTTTTCAATGCTGATAGCCAGACTTTGCTTATCACTATTTTTCATTGATGTTCTCCTCCTTGTCGTGTATTCAGCTTCAATCCGGATTTTGGCTGTGTTTGTACTTACAATTTTACTTAGAGAGGCGGAGGCAAAAAACGAATGGAAAAAGAATTAAATCGGAAGATTTTCGGAACGAAAAAACGGGGTTCCCGCTCACTGCGGAAACCCCGGAAAGATAAAAAAATGTTTTGTATTGGCAAGTTGTGCGCCTATCAAGACGTGGATGACGATCAGGTATAGATTTGAAATTTAAAAAGTCAAAGTTAAACACGAATATACTCGATATTTCATTGACAAATACGAAAGTCTGTGTTAAAATATTTTATTAACGATATCAGTGTACACTCAGGCAAGGAGGATCGCCGATGGAATATAACTACAATAATTTATGGAAATTGTTAATAGATAAAAAATTGATGAAAAAGGATCTGATGGAAAAAACCGGCATCACATCATCTACCATCGCCAAGATGGGGAAAAACAAAGCAGTGAGTATGGAGGTTCTCGGCAAAATATGTATAGCTTTGGATTGTAGTATAGGCGATATCGTTGATGTGATTAAAGAAGATTAATTTGAGGTGAATGGAACTATAGCAGAAGGAGGTAATCAAATGGAGCATCTTTGTATCGGCTCATATGTGAGAATTATGACATCATGCGCTATTCCCGCAGAGCGCAAGTTTGATTCCTTCTGCGAGAAAATCATGTTGTCGCTATGTCCGGTAGGTTCCACAGTCTTTTCATATACTTCAGCCGATGGGTATGAGGTTACCTATTCGTATACTAATTTCAATAAGATTCACTCTGCAAGCCAGAATCTGCCAACCGAGGTTATGCAAATGGCTCTAAAGAAAGAGGCCCGTGCAATCGAACGGTATTTTATTCAGATTATCATCCCTGCAATGGAAGAGGCTCGTAAGAAAAACGCTGTGCTTGCATTGAAAAATGTCATTCTGAAAGATGCCACAATCGCCGATACTACCCAGCTTGGTACAATTGACAATCTCACAAAGAATGACCTTAAGAGTAAAAATGAGTTTGTACTTTCCGAATTCCTGACAGATGTGTTCATCTATGCTGTCGCAAAAACGGATAATACGGTAGAGACTGCTTTCACAAAATCTATCAAGAAGGATTTCTATGCAGCCTATAATCCAGTGGCGAATACCATCAAATTTTACGAAGTAACAAAGCCGAAAACTGTGGCAGCAATACCCCTGACGAGCAAGGGAAAATTTGATAAAGTTTTTACACCCGTATCAAGCGAGACGCTTTCCATATCAGCAAAACACGACTTGCAGATTTTCTGTTTGAAGTTTGATGATTTTGATTTTGACTATCACGGCCTGTGGAAGCATCTTCGGAATAATATCGGATATTATGTCTATTCCAGAGCTCAGATTAAGACTTACATGGAAGATGATGAGATTTCCGCACTTGCCTACGATGCTATAGCGTATATCAAAAAAGCTATCTCTGACGGGAAATTGCCAACCGGCAATGAACTTGGAGAACTATTGCTGTACATATTCCTGGAACAAGTTCTCGGTGCTCCAAAATTAATGAGTAAGGTCGAAATAGGAAATCATGCCGGATTTATGACGAGCGAAAGCTCTGGCATCCACCTTCTTACCGCTAACGAGGCTGTTCCTTTTACTCAGGTCATTCTCGGGACTTCGATGATAAACGGCGACCTGCAAACTGCGATAGATTCAGCCTTTTCGGATGCCCAGAAACTAAAAAGCAGAAAGAAGGACGAGCGGCAATTTGTTGAATCAAACATATTTGCGGCTTCTTTCCCAACAAAGATTTACGATCAG